CCCGCCGGTAATAAAAAGTCTTATGACTGGTCGCTGGATACTGCCGATGTTCTTGGTGATATTCAGGCCATGAAAGATATTGCTAAAGATGCCGGGTACACCCCCACTAATGTTATCACATCATCCAAAATCATGAACAACATCCGAAAAAATAAAGGTGTTCAGACTGCGATCTATGGGACGAATGGTGTGGGGACTTTCCTTGCAAACCCTCAAATTGACGCCTTGATGTTGGCAATGTTTGGATTTACTATTGAAGTAAATGACGAGCGTTATTCATATGAGACCGCAGCCGGTGTTATTACACCAAAGCGATACATTGAAGATACTAAATTCGTAATGCTGTCAACCCTTGCCAATGGTACCCTGGGCTCCGGATTGTGGGGCGTTACTCCCGAAGAATCAAAAGAAGGCCCCTGGTCTGCCAAATCAGCGAAACAGTTTATTACAATCACTCAATGGGAAACCCCTGACCCTGTGGCAACATGGACGAAAGCTTCAGGGCTGTTTATTCCAGCTATGCCCAACGCAAAAGGAATTGTTATTGGCACCATCACAATGGCTTAGGAGACTGTTAATTCAGTCTCTTTTTCTTTTAAGGAGGTGCGATGATGGATGTTGAAAAACTTAAAAAGCTATTAGGGATCACCGGAACGGATCAGGATCCGATGCTGGAATTTATCATCGATGATGTGACTGAGACAATTAAAAACTACTGTAACTTGCTGGTTATCCCAACCGGTTTAACAAACACAGCATACCGCATGGCGATGGATCTTTATAAAAACGAAAATATTGGAGACTCATCAATATCAATCGGTCAGGTATCTTCAATTACTGAAGGCGATACGTCAACGAGTTTCAAAAGTTCGACAGCTGAATTTAAGGACCACATCATGAAGGATTATAAATCTCAGCTTAATAAGTACAGGAAGGTGGTGTGGTAATGTGAATGCTCGTGAAGCCCATCGAAAAGCGATAGAAAGTCAATACACAGGGAAATGCACCGTAACAGAAATGCAGGGCGTCAAAGAGCCAAAGACAAACATCTTAAAGCAGACACCGATGATTGTCCTGACCGACCACCCCTGCAAAATGACGCACAAGTCATCCGATACCACAACTGTTGTAAATGGTGTGGCGGTACAATCGCAATCAATCAAGCTGTTGATCTCCCCGGATATTGAAATCAAGCCGGGGTCTAAAATAACAATTACCCAGGATGGCAGGACGGCGGACTATAAACAGTCCGGCATCCCGTCCGTTTACCCGTCCCATCAGGAGATATCATTGATCATCTTTGATAAATACAGCTAATGGGGAGAAATGTTGATTTCAAGCAGTTTGAGCAGTTTAAGAAGAAGCTGGAAAAGACTTTAGACGACAAGTCCCGAAAGAAATTTATGGAAGATTGCGCCAAAGAGTTGGCGGCACGGTTATTGTCTAGGGTTATAAAGAGAACGCCTGTTGGTAAAGAAGACGGCGGGACTTTAAGGCGAGGTTGGACTGGCGGCGTTGAGAATACCAGCGAGAAGGGAAATGTTATCGGTGTCGGCGGTAAAAGCGGGGCGGCATCACAAATTAATGTGGTTTACCGCAACGGGGAATATCGCTGTGCTATTTTTAACCCGGTCTATTATGCTTCTTATGTTGAGTATGGCCACAGGACACCAAATCATGATGGTTGGATCGACGGGCAATTTTTCCTGACAATTTCGGAGAATGAAGTCAACGCTCTGGCCCCGGCGCTGCTTGAAAAGCGGCTAATGCAGTATTTGCAGGAGGGCTTCAAATGATTGATCAGATTATCACGGGAATGGCCACGGTTATTGCTGGACTCTATCCTGACGCGATGGTTATTTACCCCGATCCGATTGAACAAGGCTTAGTTGAACCGGCGTTTTACATCCACTGCATCGATGTGGATCAGCGGGATCGGATCGCAGGAAGGTTTGTTCACTCCATGCCCTTTGAGGT